CCATTTATATACTGTATTAATACTGCATCAAAACGTATATTAATTGGCAATAATGAATATTTAGATTGGGATGATATTATTGATACTACAATAAATAAAAAACAACATTGTTATAATGAAGATACTATAATTTCTCTCTTTAATGGAAGTCAAAAAATAATTAAAAATATTAAAATTGGAGATATTTTATCGCATGGAGAAAAAGTAACTGGTTTAGTAGAATCTTTAGATGAATCAACCCAATTATATCATTTAATAACAGATAAAAAAAGTTTTTATATAAATAATATTAAAGTTTATCATTATGATTAAGTTATTCATTAGTTAAAATATTATCTATGAAATATGTATAATATGGAGATCAATTTTAAATTAGAACTAATTCTATTAATACTTATATTAATTGCTGTTATATATGGTTTTACATTTTATTCATGTTGCAGATGCGGAAATAGTAAATCAAAAGAAGGATATTCTGATTTATCTGATTATAATATTCAAAGAAGACCTATTAATACAAGCTCTTGGTTTACACCTAACTTGACATATAATGGAAGCAAACCTACTAGTAAAGGAATACAAGCTATTGAAAATAGACCTTATCAACCAATTCCTTTACCCAAAAATGAAATGTTGATGTTTGCAAATACACCATTTAAACCAGAATATTGTCCTAATACTTATAGTAACAGTATGGGTTGCGCCGGGATGACGGTGAAACAATATGATTACTTGATTTCAAGAGGTTCTAATAATGTGCCTTACTCTGAATATTAAGTAAGGGTCTAGACCCTTATGATCCCAATTTACATCTAATTTGACATCTAACTGGGGTCAAAGGGGTCACAACCCCTTCTCACATATAGAGCAATATTGAATTCTTATTGAGTTATCTGGATCAATATCTATATCATCAGTTACATAATTATGTTGACATTTATTTTTAATTTGTTCATCTATATGTTTTAAAAAATTATTCAAATATATTTCACTAGTATTTTCATATTTAGGAAGGTTATCTAAATAAACAAGTATTGATTTTATTTCTTCACTATTATTATTTAAAAAAAAAAGTTGTTCTTTAAATAATTTTCTAAGATTTATTAATAATTGCACTTCTAATTGTTCTGTCATTAGTTGTTATATTTATTATTTATTATTATCTTTAATTCCTCCTATTAAATATATAATGATTGCATAGCAGCAGAATTTGTATCTGTTCGTTTAATTAATTTATCTACAATATCCTTTGTAACTGTAAATGGAAAACTTACTTTTACTGCCATATCTTCTTCAAATAAATTTGTATCAGGTTTCATTAATCTATACAAATTCAACTTCGTATAAATAATTTCAATACATCGTTTTAATGTTCTAACTCCTTCTTCTTTTTGACAAAACTTATCAATAATATAATGAATTGAATCATCTGGTATAATAATATCTTCATTCGCAAATTTCACTTGATCACAAATTTTTGGCAATAAATGTTTATTTACAATAACTGTTTTCTGTTTTGCATTATATCCTTTTGTCTGTATTTTATACATACGATCTCTTAAAATTGGATTCACTAAGGATTCATCATTATAACTAAAAATGAATAAACATTTACTCAAATCAAAATCAATCTCTGAAAAATATTTATCGTGAAATTGTGTATTTTGTGATGTATCTGTTAAATGTGTCAAAATACCAATAATTTCATCACCTTTTGGTGTTCCTGAAACTTTATCCAATTCATCAAAATATATGACTGGATTCATGCATTTACTATCAATAATGATTTGCACAATTTTTCCCCATACACTTCCTTCATATGTATAAGAATGTCCTTCTAAGAAACTAGAATCTGTTGCACCACCAAGAGCTATAAATGCAAATGGACGATTCAAAATTTTACTAATACCTTCTCTAACTAAACTGGTTTTACCAGTTCCCATTGCACCTGTAATTGCAATTGCTGATCCAATTGCTTCAGGATTTGTAATCAATTGTCCCATCATTTGCATAATTTGCATTTTAGCATCATTTAATCCATAAACTGCATCATTTAATACTTTTTGTGCATTAAACATAAACTCGTGACATTTTTCTACACCATCTGCCATACTAATTGGCAAATTTTCATATTTTCCAAATGGAATTCGCATAAATGTATCAACCCAGTTTTTAATTTTATAATATTCGCCTGATCCAGGATCCATATATTTCAAACAACTAATCTTTTTTAGTGCAACTGCTTTATACAAATGAGGAATTTCTGCTTCTAAAATTGACATCTTATATGGTTTTTCAATTCGATTAATTTTATTAATTTCTTTCATTTCTTTAATTATCTTAATCTGACTATCTATTGGCATTTTTTGGAAAAAGGTAAAATCATTTAGCGTATTCTTATCTTTCAATATCTTTTTAAATATTCTTGCATTTTTATCTTTTTGTTTTTGCTCCTTTTGTTTTTGTGCTTTAAGTTCTTCTTGTTTTGTTTTTTCATACAATTCAATACATTTACTTAGCATTTTATTATCTTTATTTTGATCTGACATTTCTACTAATTTTTCTAATACTGAATCTGTATTTTGATATGTCTTCGTTTCTATTTTTTTATTTTCTATTTTATTTTGTTTCTTATTTTGTTTCTTCTTATTTTCTTTCTTATTTTCTTTCTTATTTTCTTTCTTATTTTCTTCCTCTATGGATGAAACTGATTCATCTTCATCTTCGGTTTCGGTTTCTTCTGATTCATTTTCTTCATCATAATCATCTGTCCAATCTTCTTCTTCTGCGCATTTATCACCAATTGTAAATATAATATTAAATTTATTTTCTTTAATTCCTTTAGTTGATTTGACACGTGCTTCTTCCTCCTCTTCTTCCTCCTCTTCTTCTTCCTCATCTTCTTCGTCTTCATCTTCCTGATCACTTGATTCTGTAGTTTCATATTCTGTTTCTTCATCTTCATATTCCGATTCTTCTGATGATTCAGTTACATAATTGCTATCAGAATCTTCATCTTCTGATTCCTCTTCCGATTCTATTATTTGTTTTTTCTTATTAGATTTTTGCTTATCTTCCTTTATATTTTTACTTTTCTTATTTTCCTTCTTATCTTCTTTTAATACCTTCTTTAATTTTTCTCCTGCTTTAATCTTTTTATCCATATGTTTAGATGGAAATATTTTAGATACAAATTTTCTATACTCGTGTGAATCTATTTCACTATCATTTTCACTAATAAAACTATCATCTGAATCTGAATCAGATTCTTGATGACATTTTTTATTTCGTTTAGGTTCTGTTACCTTCTTCTTAGAATTAATATTAGTAGATTTATTTTGTTCTTTTGTTGATGACATATTTGCTTATTATAATATAGAATTTTAATTTTAAATCCAATTCAATTTTTATATATATAAAAAATTGATTTTAAACAATCTAAATATTATTATAGTAATATAAGAAGAATGTCAAGAAATAACAAACTCAGTGCTAATAATAATGTTTCAAAAATTGTAGGCATACAATTTAGTATTTTATCTCCAGAAGAAATACGAAAAAGTTCTGTTGCTGAAATTACCAGTCGAGATACTTATGTCAATAATAAACCAATCATTGGTGGTCTATTTGACCCTAGAATGGGTGTTTTAGAACCTGGTCTAATTTGCCCTACCGATGGTTTAGATTATATGCAAACTCCTGGTTATTTTGGTCATATTGAATTAGCTCGTCCAGTATTTTATATTCAATATTTAAGCACATTATTAAAAATTTTGCGATGTGTTTGTTTTAAATGTAGCAAATTATTAATTAGTAAAGAGAAATATAATCAAGCTTTAAAATTAGTTGGTGAAGCTCGTTGGAAATATGTATTTGCTTTAATTTCAGGTAAAGTTAAACGATGCGGTGAAGATACTGATGATGGTTGTGGATGTTTACAACCTACAAAAATTAGAACTGAAGGATTAGCAACAATATTTGCTGAATGGAAAAATAGTGCTACTTCTACAGCTAGTGGTGGGGATGATGCTCCAGGGACTGCTACAGATGCTGCAGCTAATATTGTTATTAAACTTACTCCTGAAATGGTATTAAAAATATGTAAACGTATATCAGATGAAGATGTTAATTTTATGGGATTTTCACCTACTTGGTCTCGTCCTGATTGGATGATTTGTCAAGTTATGGCAGTTCCTCCTCCTGCTGTCCGTCCTTCTGTAAAACATGATGCTCAACAACGATCTGAAGATGATCTCAGTCATATTTTAGTTAGTATTATTAAAACTAATAAAACATTGCTTGAAAAAATTAAAAATAATGCTCCTGCTAATATTATTGATGATTGGACTTCCGTTTTGCAATACTTTGTAGCAACTCAAATTGATAATAAATTGCCTGGTGTTGCTTCTAATGCTCAACGATCTGGACGTCCATTGAAATCTATTAAAGACAGATTGAATGGAAAAGGGGGTCGTATGCGTGGTAATTTAATGGCAAAGCGTGTTGATTTTTCAGCTCGTTCTGTTATTACTGCTGATCCAAACATTTCTATTCGCGAACTTGGTATTCCTATGAAGATTGCTAAAAATATTACAAAACCTGTTCTTGTAAATGCTGTCAATAAAGCATTCTTGACTAAATTAGTATTAAATGGTCCAGATGAATGGCCGGGTGCAAAGATTTTGGAGAAACGAAATGGGCAGTCTATTACACTTAGATATTGTGATCGAAAATCTATTATCTTGGAAGATGGAGATACTGTTCATAGACATATGATGGACGGTGATCCAATTCTCTTCAATAGACAACCTACTTTGCACAGAATGTCGATGATGTGTCACATCGCCAGGATTATGAAAAAAGGTGATACGTTTAGAATGAACGTTGCGGACACTAAACCTTACAATGCCGATGAAATTTTTGTGATGTAATATCGTCTCAACGTTGGCAACATGGGGCGTTAAAAGCGTGTTACCCCATAGTTATTATTACTCTCTTTTAAAATAATATAAAAATAAATGCTCTTATTATATAATGGAATTTAATTTAGATTTAAAAAATAAAATTATCACCGATGAAAATTTAAGATGGGTTGAAATTTACAAAATAACAAATATAACTAATCAAAAAGTATATATTGGACAAGCGATTTCTCATAGAAAAAATAATAATGTGTATACACCAAAAGGTCTTGAAGGAAGATTTAAAGAACATATAAAAGAAACAAAACCAAAACAGAAGTATCATTGTAATGCTTTAAATAATGCTATTAAAACTTATGGTTTTGAAAATTTTAATGTTACACTTATTAAAATATGTTCAGTTTCAGATTCAAATAGAATAGAAACTGATGAAATTAAAAAACATAATTCGCTTGTTCCAAATGGTTATAATATAAATACAAGTTGTAATTCATTATTACCATCAAATGATATGAGAAAAAAAATATCTGATGGTAATATTAATACCCATTTTAAAAAACATATTAAAAAATTTGAAGGTTTTGTATTTAATGATGATGAAAATAATTTTCATTCATATATTACACCTCTTTCAAAAAATAATAAACACATCGGTTGGTATTTAAAATTAAATAAAAAAATAATAGAATTTAAATCTATTATATATGATATTGATTATACAAAAATAAGAGCATTTGAATTTTTAAAATTATTAAAAGAAGAGAGTAATAATAGCAACGCGTCCAAATTGTCGGGAAGTCCTTAAAGCCTTCACTACCACTCATACTAGGAAACTTATATGAGGAACTCGGTTAATAGCCGAACCCAATGGTAAAAAAGTGAATGATGTATCCTGAAAAGGATATGGTCCTGTAAAGGATAAAAATAGGAAATCCGCAGCCAAGCCCCTAACCTCGTTATGATAGAGCAAGGGGAAGGTTCAGAGAGTAGATGCTCGCGGGTCTTAAATGATGGTCTAGTCAACCTGATAAGGCACAAGGTGTACTCCGGCCCTCTGGGAAACCTTAGGGAGCCACCGTTTGATGGCGATGAAATGAATCTTCACATGCCGCAAGATGCGGAATCCGACTCGGAGCTTAAAAATTTAGCAGCAGTTCCATTCCAAATAATAAGTCCTGCAAATAACAAAGCAATTATTGGAATGTATCAAGACTCGCTACTTGGAGCATATTTATTCAGCAAAAAGAATGTTGCATTTACACAAAGAGATGCAATGAATTTACTGATGATGTTTAAGCGTGTCAATGAACACGCATTGAGAAAAGATATAATTACAAATTTTGATTTATTGACACAAATATTGCCACCACTCACATTAAATTACAAGACAAAATTATTTGGCACAGAAGATGAGAAAGATAAAGCAAATTCAAATAACATTTTGGAAATCAAAAATGGAACATATATTCGCGGACAAATGGAAAAAGATGTGCTTGGTGCAGGATCAAAAGGATTAATTCACCGAATTTGCAATGATTTTGGAAATATGGCTTGTGCGGATTTTATTGATGATATTCAAAATATTGTTACATCCTATTTAAAGACCGCATCGTATAGTGTTGGTATTAGTGATTTGATTTCAAATGAAGCAACCAATACTGCTATTGTTAAAATCATTACTGAAAAGAAAAATGATGTGAAAAATTTGATTGATCAAGTGCAAATTGGTGTTTTTGAAAATAATACTGGAAAAACAAATGAAGAAGAATTTG